GGGTCTCTCGTGCGTTACAATAATGTGACGCGCGGCGGCCTTTCAGCCTGGGTCTTTCTTCTTCAGGTTTTCTTGAAGATTAGGAGTAGCTATGACATCTGGTACAATTACCGATGATAAGCAGTCGACTCAGTCGACTTCTTGTGGTAATGCCCTTGTCGGATACAAGTATGTTAAAACTTGGTCCGGTTCGGACGACACCACGCCTAAACCCAAACTTCCTCGTTCTCCTCCGACGGCTTATTATGCCTATAAGAGGAACAAGAAGGGGGAATTAATTCGGGTTGTTAGACATCATGCTGGTAAACCATTGCGCCCCCCTAAAAGGGCGCGGGGTAGAGGAGAACATCCCTATACCATGTCACTGACGGAGGTTCGTTATCCGTTGATACACTGGAGTCTTGATAATGGAGTTACATTTCCATATACCGGGACTGTCCAGAGCTGCTTTGGTGGTGTTGCGTTCGACGGCACGTGGACTTCTAACGATGACTTAAAACTCATCCAAAAGTTACGTGAGAAAATGTCGGGCGCTAACTTTGATATGTCCGTTTTTCTGGGCACGTCTCATGAGTCGTTGAAATTAATCGCTGACTCAGCCATCAGGATTGCGAGCATGTATGAGAATCTCCGTAAGGGGAACCTCTCAAAAGCTGCTCAAGATCTAACGGGGTTCGTTCCCAAGCGGAAACGAGGTGTAGGGCAAGGGAAACAGCGTCACATTGTCCCGAACTCTGCACAAGCTATGGCTGATGCTCTTCTAGAACTTCGTTATGGCTGGCTTCCTTTATTGCAAGATGTAAAGGATGCTGCCGAATTTCTAGCTCATCAGCTTAGTGCCCCTGCAGTAGTGAGTTATAAGGTTAATCGAAAGATTACCCTAAAGCCTCGAGGTGCCTCGCCTTCCAATATCACGCCCATGAATGCTTATGGGTATGAGAGTGGAAGTATTATTGCGAGATTATCCGAGGAGCCTAGTTTAGTCGTACTGCTAGGCCTCACTAACCCTGCTACTCTAGTGTGGGAGGCGACGCCCTGGTCATTCGTAGCCGATTGGTTTATACCAATCGGCTCGTATCTCAGTGCTCGCGCCTTTGCTGGAGGATTAAAGGGTACGTTCATTACGACCCGCAAACGGGAGACTTTCTGCCGGGGTGCCAAAAGCACTCCGGGATCGAGTACTCCCATGAGCGGTCCTAGTGAGCAGTATCTATCGCACGGTATTACTTTAAACCGTTCGATATCTAGCTCTCTGGCGGTTCCTCTCCCGACCGTAAAGTCGTTCTCAGAGGCAGCGTCATGGGGTCATTGCGAAAATGCACTGGCCCTACTTACTGGTGTCGCAAGTCGTATTGAACGGAAGTTCGGTCGATCTGTGACATATTAATACAACTCGAGCCATCCTGGCCTCGTTTTAATAACCAAGCATGTAATCATGCAGTGTACGCCTTCCTAACGTACATTATTAATTGGAAAATCAATGTCTGCCATTTCTGACATCATCGCCTTTGATGGCGCTTCTACACCCGCCTCTCACACATTCAAGCCACAATCGGTCACGCGCGAAGCGGGACTGGTCACGGCCTTGTGGAAAGAGGTTGTCTCTACCGTACCTGATGCTGCTCAGGGGACTGTTGTTATGTCCATGAAAAAGCTCAGTTCCGGTATTTACAGGGTTAATACACGTGTGTCACTCCCAGTAATGGAAGCGATTGCGGGAAATAACTCTTCGGGATATACAGCACCTCCCAAGGTGGCGTATATCGATACGATCGACGCTGTCGGGTACTACTCTGAACGAGGAACGATTGCTGGACGCCGCTTGGCGCGCCAGTTATCGATCAACATCCTCGGTGGTATCACGACATCAGTCACACCTGTAACAACAGGCCCTGTGGCTGAGCTGTTCGATCTCCTGTTGATGCCAACCTAATTTGGGTTTGCCAACGCGTTGGTCCTCTTACGAGGATTTTTACGGAGTTGATAGCATGGACCACATCACTGAACGAGCAATCCTTAGGTCGAAGCTCGCGGCCTATCTGGCCATCCTCAAAGAGAAAGGGATTTATTTCCCTTCCCCTGAGGATGACGTCTTAGACAAGCTTAGCGACTCTGATCTATCGGACTATGTTCGTTCGGTTCGTGATTTGGCCCGTACTCCAACCTCGTAGTTAACAACACCCACACTTTTCTCCCTAAGGAGCGAGTTATGCGTAAACTTTACGCGTGGAACGAAGAGTATCCTTGCAATGAATCTTTATCCATTATCAAGGGGCTTGCACTTCACCATGCCCACCAAGGTGGGACAGAGGGGAGACGCATCGCTATTTGTATTGCTAGCGATGATTATCGTACTCTGTGTGACTGGAGCCTACATTATGACGCTGCCACATCTCCGGCCGACTTATACCACTGCCGACAAGCCCTTGCCTTCTATTCGAAAGCAGAGTTTGTCGACCTTGGAGTCGACCGAGAACGAGTAGCGTTTAGTAAGTTCCAAGAGGCTGAATCCTTGTGTCGTGAGACAAACACTATCTTCAAATCCTGGAGCAAAGGGGAATTTTCTTTTCCTCCTGCCGTTGAGTCGGTTTTCTACCGTGCTCAGCGTAAAATATCCAAGATTTTAGGTGATGTTCCTGAGCTTTCACAGCTCAAGCTTAGATTTGGCCCCGGTGCGACTACACGGACGATAAAACGAAATGCATCTATCCGCGAGAAATTGCAGGCAGGTGTATCTTGTAGCGAAGAGCTCTTCCCGTACAGTTCGATCGTACTTGAAGAGATGCCGCATTTGGCCGACCTTCTCGATCCCCGATCTATTGAGGAGAAAGAAAGAACGCCTGTGGCCCAAGTTCCTGTGGAAGTTACCACAGGTAAACTTGGCTTCGTCCCTAAGAATGCTAAAACCTTTCGTGCCACGGTTACCGAGCCTGTCCTTAATGGACTTGTCCAGCTCGGTATAAATGGCTACTTAACCGAAAGGTTGCTGGCATTCGGTGTCGACCTTAAGGACCAATCGCATAATCAGCGGTTGGCCCGTGAAGGGTCGTTAACGGGAGCTTTAGCAACTCTCGACCTTAGTTCTGCTTCAGACACCATTTCTCGGGAGCTTGTTTTTCACTTGCTCCCTCTGGACTGGGCCCTGTTTTTAAACAGGTTCCGTACCCGGAAGGTTAGTTACAAGAATATTGTAATTAACCAAGAGAAATTTTCCAGTATGGGGAATGGCTTTACTTTTCCCCTCGAGAGCTTGATTTTTTATGCTCTCACTGCAGCATGCTGCGAGTCAGATGAGACCGTCTCTGTTTATGGAGATGATATCATTTGTCCCTCAGCGCGAGTACCTTTGGTAACAAAGGTCCTCGTTGCCGCCGGCTTCGTCGTAAATCTTGACAAGTCGTACTGGAGTGGTCCTTTCCGTGAAAGCTGCGGAGCAGACTATTTTAGGGGTTTCGATATACGGCCGTACTACCAAAAGCATCTGGTTAGTCCAGCCGGCCTGTTTGTGTTGCACAATTTCTATGTGCGCACTCACCAGCCATCCGAGGCGTCGATCGTGGAAGAAATGATCCACAAGGAGCTTAGGATATATGGTCCCGATGGTTACGGAGATGGTCACCTTCTTGGTGATTGGGTCCGTCGCCCTCACAAACGTGAGCTCGGGTATGCAGGTTTCATCTTTGACACCTTCACGACAAAACCACGTCGTGATATTCGGGCTTCCCAGCCTGGAGATAGTGTCCTTCCTCATTACCAAATCTACATGAGGGCCTCACAGCCTTTATTGCGTGACTTGGAGCACTCAGGGTTTTATAAAAACCCGAATGTGCTTGAGGAAGCTCCTCTGCAACTCCCTTTTAGTCCTAAGGGGGTCCCCAGCGTTTCATTGCCGGGGAGTAGCGGATATAAGAGGATATCGATCTATACTTTAACAATGACATAATTCTGTCATCAGCG